GGCTTTATATGTGTTTGATTTAGAAACAAACGCCATCAATTCTTGAATTATTCTTTCATCATTTAAATAAATTTTATCTTCTTCTATTAAACGTTTTAAAATAGCACAGCCTAGTTTTTTAGTTTGGGCTGTAGTTCTCAAACCCATCTCGCTCTTACTGCTAGCAAAACCTTGTGATAAAATTTGACCCTTTCTTCCCATTATTCTTGTCATCAATAAATTTTCATATTCTAAGTCATTATAAAGAATAGACGAAACCTGGGCACCTATATCATTTGTTTCAACTAAAATATAAGCATTATTGTATTTTTCACCAATTTTTTTCAAAACAGTTGGAAAATTAAATGGACTTATTGTATTATTTTTAAAAGTAGCAACTACTTTATATGGGCTTGAAGTTCCATCGATGACAGTAAATGCAGAATAATCTGAACCTTGCCCCCTAGACACATCGGCCATAACAAAATATATTTTGTTTATATTAGGATCTTCAAAAATTTTAAGACCCTCTTTATCTTCGCTCAAACATTCCTCTGATGCTAGAACACTTAATTTGCTTGATGATATTAAAGTATTCGAAGAACCCAAAAAATTGCAACCATATTCTTGTTCGAATTGATCTGCACTGGTGTTTGCAATTTGTTCTTGTGCCCATACATCATCTCTCAGTTTTGGAGTTCCCGGACTTATTGGGGTTTCTCTCCAACTAACTTCTACGGGAATAAATTTATTTTTTAATTTATGCCCATCCGGTCTTTTTGCGTCTACCCACAATTTATGGAAATGGTTCATTCCATTTGGTGTAGAAACTATGATTAATTTTGTAGTAGTACCCGCTGAAATTGTAGGGTACGTTGATGTGTAAAATTCTTCTGCCAAATGGCTTGCCAAGAATGCATACTCGTCTAACAGCAATAGGTTATAAGAGCCGCCACGGATCGCTGTAGACGATGTTGCGTCGCACATGACCCTAGACCCGTTTTCGAGCTTAAAGCTCGTCTTATTCCATTCTACAACTCCTTGTTGAAGAAAATGTGGTAAATTTTCATATGCAAGTTGAAGTTTTGAGAATAATTCTTCTTTTGCAGTTTTTAAACGGTTTGCCAGAATTGCGACATTTACACTTTGATTAAAGGTTATATAATGGCATATATAACTGGTTACACACGTAGATTTACCACACTGACGAGGCCATTTAGAAATTACAAATCTATTTTGATCTATTGCGTTTATAAACTTTTTTTGATAAGGATATAAATCAAAAGGAACTATACCCCTGTCCAGAGTTTTTACTTTTACATATTTTTCACAAAAATATACGGGATCTTTTGCGCATTTTATATATTCTTCAAGTTCTTCTTTTGTATATTGTAATTCAACTCCGGGGAGTTTTAAATTTGGGTTATTTCTATAACCTTGTACATCATTCCCTTTTCTCATTTTCAATCACCTCAGCATCAACAACATCTTTATTGGTGCTTCTTTCTTTATTTAATAAATTTTGTAAATCTTTTGTTGAACCAATAAAAACAGAATTATTTGTTTGTTTTACTTCTACTTTTGAACTGGTAGTATCTTTTGCTTTTTTGTGTACATCTAAAACATTATTGTTTAAGTCAGCCATGGTTTTTAAAAGTATTGCAACGACCTCAAATGCTCTTGGACTATCTGATTCGGTAGCTACCTTTAATGCAGTTTCTAAAGCAACATTTCCTGTCCCTATTAAAGATTTTAAATTTTCTTGTACTAGTTTGTAATCTTTTTCAAAATTATTAAAATCAAAAGTACCCCCCTGTAAATTTTTATTTTCACTTGAGATTTTATTTTCTGGAACTGAAAAAAAATTAGCCAAATTTTTATTAATATTCATCTGTTATTCCAAATGTTACACCCAATCCCTCAATAGAAACGGATAAACTATTATAAGTAGTAGTCGGAATAAGTTTACCAAAAATATATGCTTTTGCTACAAAACTGAAAGAAGCAATATTTATTCTTCTAGTTGAAAAATCACCATCAAATCTTTCACTCAAATTATTGGGTCCCATTGTAATGGGTATGTTTACGTTTTTAATTACTTCATTGAAATCTATTTTAATTATATGGTCTGGAACAAAATATGGCATAATCTGTTCCACGATTTGCATCGTATCATCTGTATGTCTAGTATAGATGTATAAATTAAAATTTATATTTATTGGTATTTCGTTGGCTACTTGATAACCAGAAGGAACACAAGTTCCAGAACTTCCATCAACAGGACTATATGGATTTAATCTTCCTCTTTTTCTAGAAGAATCGGGAGAAATTCCACTTATTATATAACTCATTCTAGGTAGCTGGTTTTCAATTCTAGTTCCTTCAGTAATAGAAGAAGGATTTAAATATCTTTGAATAAATTTTTCTTGTGATGCATATGCAAGTGGTACTCTTATTTGTTTAAAAGTTCCATCATCATTTTTATGTCTGACATCAATATTATTAAATAATGATCCAAAAGCAATCACTATTTTTTTTAAATTTTCACTGTAAGTGTAATCAAACATTTTATTCTTTCTTTATTTAATCAAATGGATTGTTTATATCAAAATTCAATTCATCCGCTTCTTCTTTAAGATTATCATTAATTCCAGCCGTGGTTCCCAAAATATTATTTTTAGGAATTGTATAATTCTGTATACTTGAATAGCAAACTCCCGGATTAGAATTACTATAAACAATATATGAAGTATTTCCAGTATAACCAAAAGTTCCAGTTATACCAGATAATTTTATTACATTGTCATTAATATATGAAACAGTACCTTCACCTATTACAGTAATACCAGATTGAAGTTTTATAATATTTCCAATCATAAAACTTCCAGTGCCTCCAGACAATATATACTGACTATCATCTTGAGATATTGTATAAACTGTATCAATATTATTATTTTTAGTATTGATTTTTTCATAACTGTAGGTGAAGAGTTCAGCAGTTATGACATATGAATATAATTTTCCCAGAGGATATAATGGATTTTCATGTTCTACAAAATTTATTTCAAATAATGATTTTGAAAGAGGGAAATATATTAAATCTCCTTCTCTTGGCCTTGAAATAGTATTATCATAATTTGAAATTTGTTGTTTAAATCTTCTTCTCGCAACTAACAAATTTATTTTATCTTTAATTTCAACGCCAAACTGTGTAATTATATCTGTTCCCTCAAATCCTTTAAAAGATAAGATATACATCTCTACAGTATATGTTTTTTCAAATGAAGATGCCGGGTCTTCTCCAAAAATTCTATCAATATTAAAATATTTTCTTGGAATGTATAAACAATCTTGGCCCGTAGCTTTAATTAATTCAACAGTAATATCCTCAACTAAATCTTGTTCGGAATGTCTATTAGTTAAATTTAGATACGGATTTGTTGCCATTTATTAACCTATTAGTGGATCGACGGGCAATTCTTGTGTTCTTAATAAAGTATTTTCAATTTCTGCTAATTCTTTTGTAGCATCAGACATCATCGCAGCCGCGTTTATTTGAGCACCACCCGGTAGCGGAATACCATTAAATTTAATTAAATTTTGAGCCCATTGTTTTTTCAATAAAGCTGAAAAGTATAATTTAAATACACGGTCATTCCATATTTGCGTATATTTTGTAGAATCAATTTTTACATAAGTTTCAAGTAAAATATATTTTGTACTAGTAAGTTTTGAATAATCTGTTTCCAAAAATAATCTATTTGTTGTTTTTGTATACGTATACGACATTGGATAATTGAAAATATTATCAACATCATTTATATAAGACATAGCTTCAATATAAGAAGCCAGTGGTGCCATTGGATAACCGGTTTGATTAAAATAAATGCCAAAAAAATCAAATAAAGTCATTTGATATCTCAGATCAAACATGTAATCTCCGATTGGATGGCTCGGGGCATATACTTTGCTAACTGTTCTTATGTCTTGTGCGGTTGGCCAATAACCAGTAGTACCATCTGCTAGAGTTCTTTCTTGCGCGCCTATTGCATTGCCAAATGTAGAAACATCAAAAAATCTTCGAGCAATTTCTTGATCTGTTACCTGATGTGCAAATAAAGCCCTTTGGTTAAAATCAAAATGCCTATCATACATATATTCCAGAGCTTCATCCAAACGATCTTCGATCTGTTGGCTGTCTATATTTATTTGTATTACCGGGTGACCCAAATGCCTTAAGGTATAGTCTATAAATTCTTGTCTGGATGATATGGCCATACAAGTATTTATGAATTTTTATTGGATTTGTTTAGGTGTTCGGGATTCCGTTTATTGTGACTTCAACAAATTTTATTTCTTCTGGGTCCAACTTTTCTATTTGTTCTTTTCTTGGATTTTTGATACCGGGATCGTAATTACTAAATCCCGGCATACTTAAAGGACAATTTAGTTTTGGATAATCAAGTTTTGAATATCTTTCAGCACTTTTTACTAACCAAGTATGTGGAAAGTCACCACAACCACATTTACCACAATAATTCATTCCCTCAACAAGTTTACTGTTAATCAAAAATTCACATTTTGGTATATCTTTATAACCAAAACATGAAATTGCTCTTAATTGTTTTGTTTCTAAATCTATTTTTTTATTATTAATTCCTCTAGAAGCAATAGACATTGCCAAAGATACAACTTTATCTATCATGATTATACACTCCTATAAATTATTACAACTCCTGCTGGATAAACATAATTCTTTAAAAAATCATCGTAGGTCAATAAATTATTATATTTTGATGTGTTCACTTCTATGGTTATAGTTCCCGGTGAACCAGTACTAACATATACATCAGTCCAAGATAATCCCAACAAAGTACATATCAAATACTTTATAGCTTCCGGAGTTCCTTTTTTATCAATATATTCTGATTTTGCTTTTATTGAAAACTGTCTTATGTTATTTAAAACATTGGAAAGTGGAGCCTGAGAAAAATCAGCACCATCAAAATAGAAATCTGCAAATGCTTCTAAAAATATAGAATTTGAATATAAAGGAACTCTAATATTTTCCCATTCAAGTTGTGCGCCATATCCATAATCAATACTAAAAAGCCAACGTAAATAATTCTTAACAAGAGAAACTACTAAAACGTTTTGCGGATCAGATTCATATTTTTTTATAATCCAATAAGGGAAAAGAGATTCCACTGTCAGATCGTCGCCCAACCACCGTTTTCCATCCACATCAAAAAAATCAGAATAATATAAAGATTTGGCCTTTTCGACCATTTTTTCTATTTTATAACTTTCACTTACTGGTAAATTATTAAAAAGTAAAATCATAGACTATACTTTACGCTGATTCCTGCTGGTGTTTTATCTGAAAGATATAATAACAATTGATTCTGTAAAGACGTTCCTAATCCAGTAACATAAACTTTAACTTCTCCCAAAAGACTGCTAGTTACAGATATTTTTGTAATATCATCAGTACCGGATATTCCAGAATTTAATATTGCATTTTTATAATCTGCAATCGTAACACATCGCTCTGTAGAAGATGCTTTGAATTTTAATTTTGTTTTTGCCTGAGCTACACTGATTAAATCATAACCACCAGATGGTAATTCAGAGGTACCAAACGAAACATATGATGGAGCGTTTATTGTTGCACTGTTTGCAGAACTACCATTCGATTGTATAGCAGTTATTGTTACTTTATACTGTGTTGTTATATTTTTTGCAGTTGGTATATTTGTTGTTAAAATATAACCTAAATTTCCATTTATAACACAATAATGTTTATTATTTGAAGATGATATTTTTGAAATATTTGAAACTTCCGTCCATGTTTCAGTAGTATTTGTATTAGTATCGGTAACTTTAAATGTTATTGTTTCTGGATCTATTGTGTATGGTATTTCTATAGAATTTGTTGTATAATCATATTCTGTATAAACAACAACATTTCCAGAATAAAGTTTTATTGATTTTGAACTATTACTGTCTATAGATTCTTTATTATAAAAATAAACTTGTGAACCTTTTGTAGTAATTGCAGTGAATGCTGTATATGATTCTAATGTTGTTCCTGCAATTATAAGAGTTCTAGTACAAGCTGCTGTTTTAGTTGGTTCAAGTAATATTGATGAATTGGAAGCGATTCCAAGCAACCCATTTAATGTAGTTGCAGTAGTTGAAAAACTATTTAAATATCCATATTGAGCATAAATTCCATTATATGCCGTAGCTGTAGCAAGTATGTTTATTAACATATTTATGGCGCTAGCTGGATTATCATAATCTAAATCACCAATATCTTCTTGTTGTTTATAAAAATTAATCAAAGAATCTTTAATATCAGTAAAGTCTAAAGAAGCAACATTTAATTTTTTTAAATCATATGCCATTATATTTCTACCTCAATATAACAAGTTGAATCGTTTTGATTTCCTATCTTGTTAGTTGTCGTGTAATCTACTTTGAACTCTAACATAGAATTAGTAAAATTTATCAAAGTTACTTTTGTTTTCAATAAATAATAAATTTTTGATAATATGTCAGCAGCAAGTTTTACTTCAATTTCTGATTTATATATCTGACCATCAAATATATAAGTAAAGTAATCTGAACCGAGTTCTTTATCTGCTGGCAATTCGCCTTTTTGGGTTTTTGAAATGTTTTCTATATACTGGGAAATTGCATTAAATTCCGTAACAAATCCAACATCTTTTTTTGATGAAGATGTTTGTATTTTTTTAAATGTTATTTCAAAATCTTTAATAGCCATCAAAATATTTATATCAGATATAATCTCTTCCAATATCTCCTATTTGTGATAAAGATAGTGATGTTTCATGACTAGATGCAGTACAAACATGTTTGATTCCAACTATGTAATAGTATCCATTCATGATAGAATTTGTTGTCATATAAGGATATCCGCTCGCAGCATTCATATTCAAATAAATCAAATCTCCTAATTTTAAAGAAAAATCTCCAGCAACAGTAACATCTATTTTTTTAGCATATTTTATGGCATCTAAAAATTCTGCTCTGTTTACTGGTGTTTCTTTTGGAGTGTTCCAAAATGTAGCGTTATTTAATCTAAATTTAGCATATGAATCAAACATTGGTCGAATATCTGGACAAGAACAGCTGTAATCTGCAGCCGGAGATCCCCATATGCATCCCTGCCAATCTGCTCCAAGTTTTTCTGTTATTTGTTCACATTCTTTAGAAGGAGAATCAAAAAAAGAATCAACACCTTCAGTATAACTAATATCCATATCAGGTATGCTTGTGGCACCCTTCCACAAAACATATCCACTATAACCAGATGAACCACAAGAACCGGGGGAACCAGTTGTTGCTCCTATTGTTTTTATAAAACCTAATTGTTCTGCTATTGCTTTAATTGTTGGAAATTTTTTAAAACAATCATTAATAGTATTCGGAATTGCGGTCGCACCTCTATTTAAAAATGCATTTGCACACTCATAGGTGCCTTTAGAATTTAAAGGATAAAATGCTTCTTGGGAATAATTTGTCCCATATGTTTTTATTTGTTTAGGTTCTGCTTTTTTTGTATTCATTTTAGTTAAATTAATAATTTTATAATTTTATGGATTTCCAGCAGTTGGTCCAGTTGGGCCAGTATTTCCAATGGCAGTTCCATCACAACATCCATCTACAACATTTTCTACTGTAAAATAATAAACAAAATTTTCTCCGTCAGAATATTTGCAAAGTTTTACTATATGAAATATATCTTCCTCTGGTAACAGATTTGGTGTCTTGGCTCCAACAGGTCTAAAATAAAAACCATCAGGAAGACAAACATCAACCCATCCGGGCGGCAAATATGTTCCAGTTATACCTCTTTCATTTAAATTTATGGCCCAGGTTTCATCCTGAGTGTCTGAAGATTTTAATGAATCGTCTAATAACCATTTTTCTATTTGATGGTAATATGTAAATCCTGTAGAACCAGTTGCTCCGGGTGCTGGAGGAGAAGA